ATGCCCACCCCCCGAAAACCAAAAGCAAAACGCGCCTCCACCCCCACGCTCCCCAGCTACCTGAAAGAGGACAGCGACGCCACCAAGGTCTTCCGCCAGACCGTGAAATATTTGAAGGAGGCCGGCGACCTGAACAAGGTGGACACCGAGGCAATCGCTGCCTACTCAAAAGCCGCGTCTGAGGTAAAGCGCTTCGACGAATTTCTATATGACAGGGGCTACACCACGATCGACAAAAACGGATCGGAGCGCCGCCGTCCTCAGGTCATTATGCGCAAGGACGCCAGTGACCGGCTAATCCAGTACGCCAAAATGCTCGGTATCGATCGGCACTTCCGAGAGAAGGGTAGGGAGAAAGCTACTAGCCTTGGTAAGCCCATGGACAAGTTCGCAAGACTTAGAAAAGTCGGTTGATGCCAGACGTGCCGGGTTGGGCCCGGTATATGACGAAGGTGTTGGACGGTGAGCGTAAAGCTGGCCGCCGGGAACGCTTGTGCGTGGAGCGTTGCGTCCGACTCGCCAACAAAGAAGAATACTATTTCGACTTCGACGAAGCGGAGCGGGTGATCGAGATCGTCGGTTTGTTCCGCCACACTAAGGGTACCTACGCTGGCGAGATATTCGAGATGATGGACTGGCAGGAATTCTTCCTCGTCATGATTTTCGCTCTTAAGAAAGTTAAGAACGACCTGCGCGTCTTTCGAAAATCCATTTTGTGTGTCTCGAAGAAAAATGGTAAAACCGAGTTCGCCGCAGCCATCGCTAACATCTTCACTTTCTTCGATGATGAGGAAGGGGCGGAATGTTACAGCGCCGCCAATAAATACGACCAAGCCGAATTCAGTTGGATCGCCGCCAAAAAGATGATGACCTACGCCGCCCGCGAAAGCGAATGGGTTAACCAAACGCTGAAGGTCTACGATAGTACCGTCCGCCGGTCGATCATCAATACCGAATCGGATAGTTGGTTCAAACCCATGGCCGCCGACGCGAAAACCATGGATGGGGTAAACCCTCACCTCTGTATCGTAGATGAGTACCACGAAGCAAAGGACAGCGCCATCCCCGACAACATGGAATCGGGAATGGTATCGCGCGAGCAACCCATGTTACTCATTACCACCACGCGCGGCTTCAATATCAACGGACCCCTGTGGCGATTCGAAAAGAGTTGCGACCACATACTGGAGGGCACAGTAGAAAACGACGACATCCTACCCCTCATTTTCTGCCTCGACGACGACGACGATTGGGAAGACGAAAGCCTGTGGGAAAAAGCAAACCCCGGGCTAGGACGCACCCCCACCATGTCCGGCCTGCAAACAGAATTCCGCAAAGCCCAAACCGAAGGTGCTCTCAAAGAAATCTCTTTCAAAACGAAGAACCTCAACATTTGGACATCGGTAGCCAGTCGCTGGGTGAAGGACAAAGACTACATGTCCGGCGCCAGCGATTGGAAGCCCGAAGACGTCGAAGGCTTGCTGTGTTTCGGCGGTTTGGATCTAGCGAAGACCCGGGACATCACCTGCGCCGCTTACCTCTTCCCCCCGCAGGCCGGTTTCGATCGGTTTCGGGTGCTCATGCGCCACTACGTACCGGAAGAAAACGCGCAGGAACGGAGCCGCAAAGACCTAGTCCCTTACTTGGACTGGGCGGAGGAAGGGTGGATCACCACCACCCCCGGAAACGTAGCCGATTACGACCATATCCTAGCCGGAATCATCGCGGACAGTAAATATTTTAACCTCCGGGGCATGTCCTACGACCCCTGGAACGCCGCCCACCTCGCCACCCAAGCGCACGAATCGGGCATACTGATGAGCGAATTTGCCCAACGCGCCAGCAAATTCAGCGAGCCCATCCACTACATGCTCAAAGCGATCCTCAAAGGAGAACTCGACCACCGTAACGACCCCGTCCTCCGGTGGATGTTCGGCAACATCGTCACCTACACGGATGGAAACGGCAACGTGAAATTCGACAAGGGAAAGAGCCGCGAAAAGATCGACGGTGCCGTCGCTCTGGCCATGGCATTCGGGGAATACCTCAATTACAAACTAGTAGAATCACCAGACTTCGGAATAAATTGGCAATGACAAAAACACTCAACAAACAACAACGCGCCGCGGTCAAAGAACTCGTAGCCTACTCAATTACCCTTCTTACCGGGGATCAATATTACCGGGAGTACTACGAACTATGCGGTAATAACTCCCCAGCGGAGTCTTTCCACATGATCGAGGCAAAGCTCATCGAGTTGTGCGGGCAAAATCGGTTTTCGGAGTACGACAACTTCCGCAAGAGCCGTACGCGCTACGTAGAGCGAATTATGCGGATTAAGCGCTCAAACGTCCGCTAAACCTTCCCGGAAGCACATAAGGGACGCCTGCCCCGCTGTTTTCCGGCCGGTTTACTGGTCTTTTGTGCCAGTGACCGCTCAATTCTCCTCCATACGCAGCTCGGGACGCCCTGGATTACTCCAGCGGGCGAAGGGTTGGTTCGGTAAAAGCACGTCTTACCGCTCGGATCAGCGCACCATCGAGGGCAAGGCCCCCGCTAGTAGCTGGGAAATGTTCCTCCAGTCGTGGGGAATTGGCGATACCGTCTTGACCGCAAAGACCGCGCAGGCCATTCCCGCCTACGATCGAGCTATCGACATCGTCGCCACGCAGATTGCGAGCATGCCGATCGGTGTTTTCGAGCGCGGCAAGGAAGGGAAAACGGATGAAGCCGTCGACAACCCCCTCCACCACTTGCTGTCTAGCCGGCCGCACCCACTTTACAACACGTTCGACTTCCGCACGGCCATCATCCGTAATTTGATGCTGCACGGGAATTGCTACGTGCTGCCCCACTACCGATCCGGAGAGCCTTACGAACTGGAGATCATCACCGACGGCCACCCCGACATTGTCGAGGTCCGCGGTAAATACTTCTACCGTTTTTACGGTCGCAAACCCATTCCCGCCGAATCTCTGCTACACTTCAAGCTTAAAAGCAAGGATGGCATTTTTGGTCAGGATCCTATCGTCGTCTTTCAGGATACTTTGAAGCGTGCCCTGGCGGAAATCAAAATGGCGTGGGTTGTCTACGACAACGGCGGGCAGGTTTCCGGCCTACTGGTGCCGGACCAACCCATGAATAAAGAGCAAGCCGCGCAGGCGATGAGTGCCTGGACTAAAAACAACACCGGCCGCGACAAGGCCGGTAAAGTCGGCATGCTTCCATTCGGATTCAAGTTCGTACGGCTCGGTGGCACCATGGACGAAAGCCGCCTCAACGAAAGTCGCCTCCAGACAATCGGCGATATCTCCAATATCACCGGCGTCCACCCCATCATGCTCGGTAACCTGGAAGCCGCCACGTTTTCCAACGTGGAAGAACTTAACCGGGTGTTGGTCCAATTCACGCTTCGCGTCTACGTCAAGATTCTTGAAAAGGAGTTCAACACGAAGCTGTTTAGCCGGAAGGATCAGGGCAAAATGTTCGTCCGGATCAACCTCGATGGTCTCCTCCGTGGCGACACTAACGCCCGCGCCGACTTGTACCTCAAACTCTTCCAGACACGCGCCATCAACCCCAACGAAATCCGCGCCCTGGAAAACATGAACCCCTACGAAGGTGGTGAGAAATTCGGTATGTCCCTAGCCAGTAACGTGAAGTCAGATTCCACCAAAAAGCAACCTGCCGATGCCTAAACAAAAGCACAACGTCGACCAGGAAGTCCGGTCGCTGGAAATCGAGTTCCGCACCGCCGAATCTAGCCGGCGCGTGGAAGGTTACGCCGCCTTGTTCGGCGTCCCCACCGATATGGGTTGGTACACCGAAGTGATCGCCCGCACCGCTTTCGACAACGCCGACCTGAGCGACGTCCGGTGCCTGTTCAACCACAACGCGGATAACATTCTGGCGCGATCGATCAACAAGACGCTCACCCTTACCATCGACGATAAAGGTCTGAAGTATGGCTTCGATATGCCAAATACCAACATCGGTAACGACCTGTTTGAAAATATCCGGCTCGGTAACATCTCGCAATCATCCTACGCTTTCGTCGTCAAAAAACAGACGTGGACTGAAGAGTCCGAGGAGATGGATTTGCGCACCATAGAAGAATTCGAGATCGTCTACGACGTCTCCCCGGTCACCTACCCGGCCAACTCAAACACCGACGTCGCCCTGCGCAGCAAACCCACGAAGGGCGAAGAAAAACCTACTCCACCTGCCGGATTCTCCGATGAGGTCCGCCAGTCCATCACCTACGTAAACACGCTGCTGAAAGCGGCCACCTAAACACCCTTTTGCCATGACTAAAAGTCAAGAACTTCGCAAAGAAATCCAGACCCGTAGCCAAAAGCTCAGCGCCATTCACGTGAAGCTGGCCAACGAAGGCCGGTCCACCTTCACCGACGAAGAATCCAAGCAGGCGAAAGCACTGCAGGCGGAAATCGAGGATTTGGACGAGCGCGCCACCAGCCTCGAATTCGTCGAAGCCCGTGACGCCGCCGACGCCTCCAAGGAGACCAAGCCCGTCGCTATCGCTGGTGGCAATGAAGCCAGCAAAAGCGAGGAACGCGAAATGGAGAAAATCGTGCGTGAATTCAGCTTTACTCGTGGTCTCGGTATGGAGCTGCGCAAAGAAAAGCTCGACGGCCTGGAAAAGGAGATGCGGGACGCCGCGATCAGTGAGGCCGCTGGATTTGGTGGTAAGATTGAAGGTATTGCCGTTCCCGCATCCTTCATGGCCGCTTCCAAGCGTGCCAGCATCGTCGGTAATCAGGCCAGCGCCGGGGTAACTGTGGCCACCGACCTAAGTGCCGACCTTATTGACAGCAACCGGCCCAAGCCGCGTATCGTCGAGTTAGGGGCCCGAGTCATCGAAGGGCTTACCGCCAACCTGGAAATGGTCCGCGTGACCGGCCATATGATTTCCAAGTGGAAAGGTGAGATCGAAACCGCTGACGAGACCACGCCCACCTTCGGTAAGATCGAAATGAGCCCGAAGCGCCTGACGGCCTACACCGAAGCCAGCAAACAATTGCTGATTCAGAGCAACACCCCGGCCGACTACGAAGCCTTCCTGCGTCGCGATTTGCTGAAGGCCGACGAACTCGCCCTCGACAAAGCCGCCCTCACTGGCAGCGGAGTGGGAAGTATTCCTCGGGGAATCCTAAACACCGCTGGCATCAATCTAGTCCAACTCGGTGCTAATGGTGCCGTCATCACCCGCCCGAAAATCGTGGCCATGCTGCGGGCAATGGGCGTTGCCGACGTGAGCCTGGATAACCTCGCCTTCCTGACCAACCCCGAGGTCATGGCGGAACTGATGGTTACGACTATCGCACAGGGTTCCGACCGATACCTGCTCGAAAGCGCTAAGGGCGGAACCCTGATGGGCTACCCCATCAAGTTCTCCACGCAGGTTCCCAATAAGGGCGAGAAGGGTACCTCCGGCGAAACGCTCAGCTCCATGATCTTCGGTGACTTTAGCGAAGTCATCATCGGCGGCTGGGGTGGCCGCGATGTCATCCTTGATCCTTTTACTAAGGCGCTCGAAGGAATGGTCCGGATCGTGAGCAACAGCTACAAAGACGTAGTTGTCCGCCGCCCCCAGTCGTTCTCCGCGGTCATCGACATCAACACCGAAGCCACCGCGGCTTAAACCACACCCAACAACTTACCCGCGCTTTCCTGGCGCGGGTAAGTTCTAACCAGCTCAACCCCGTACCATGAAAGTTCTACTTATTGCCCCTGCCGTCGGCCCGCCCTTCAACATTTCCGCCGCCGTCGATACGGTGGTCGAAGTGTCCGAAGAAAAGGGCAAACTACTGATCAAATCAGGGTTGGGCGTCGACAACGCCGACTTAACCGGTAAGAAGGCCGAAAAAGCCATCAACGCCAAGGTCGCAGTGGCCGAAAAAGCAGTGATGAAGGTGGTGGAAACCATCGACAATATACCCGACGCCGCGCCGAAGGTGGCCAATAACACCGCCCCCGTCCCGCCCGTCATTGCTACGTCCGTCCCTGACCGTACTAAGGAGGTGCCTACCACCGAGGAATTGGTGGAGGGCGCGGCCGCAGGTGCCGAGGAAGCCGCTAAAGCAGCAAAGCCGGTCAAAAAGACCACCACAAAAAAGACTACCGCGACGGCGAAAGCCAAAGCTAAGTAACCGACCATGCACGTAGTCACCTCCCCCCCCAACCAAGAACCGGTCAGCCTCGACGAGGCTAAGGACTGGCTACGGGTGGGGTACGACGCCGAAGATGCCCTCATCGAGGGGCTCATCATGGCGGCGCGGGCGTACTGCGAGCACTACACGAACCGAATCTTTCTCCACCAAACCCTCGTCGAACGCTTCGAGGCCGGGGAAAGGCAATTGACTCTCCACGCTGACCGGATTACCTCCGTAACCAGCGTGAAAGTGGGCACCAGAACGCTCGACCCGACGGAATACACCGCCGACGACCGGCTAAGCTGCACGGTCATCGTCCTGAACCTGGCACCCGCGACCGCGCCCATCGTGACCTACGAGGCCGGGGCCGCTTCCTACAAGGAAGTGAGCCCCGCCATTAAAGCGGCCATGAAACTGCTGATCGCCGACATGTACGAGAACCGGGTCAACATGGTGCGCAACCTGCCGACCGCCGCCCATAACCTCCTCAATACGCAACGCAGATGGCTGACTTAATCGGGCAAATGCGCTCGCGCATCACCATCCAACGCCCGACCACCGCGCGCGGGCAGGTAGGTGGGTCGACAAAGACCTGGAACGACTTGGAAACCGGCGTTTACGCCGCCCCCGAGTTCCGGAGCGTCGGTAGCGACGAGAAACAGAAAGGCGACCGGGTCTACACCCGCGCCACGCTGCTGCTGACGATCCGCCGCGAAAACCGGGAGCTATCCACGACCGACCGGGTGGTTTTTGATCGCCGCGTCTACGACATCTTATCGGTTTCGCCAACGGGCGACCGGCTTGAATTATTGAAACTGGAATGCCTGGCCATCGGCGAGCAAACGCATGAGTAGGTCCATGAACGCGGAAGCGAAAATATGGACGAACAAGGTGCAAAAGACCTTCGAAACCTACTCGCGAAAAGACCGCCGGGCGGTGATGATCAGGGCCGCAAAGCCACTCATCAAAGCGGCGCGGTCGCGGGTGCCGAAGGGCACGCGCAAGCACCAACGCGGCTCGGGTGCTGACCGAATCGTCTACAACCCCGGTAACCTTCGACGGAGTATCGGCCGCATCCCCATCCGCCGGTTGGTGGATGCCATCGTGGGGCCGCGCTTCGCCAAAAAGAAGGTCGCGGAGTACGGTGGGGTAGGGCAGCCGACGGACGGGTATTACGCCCACATGCTGTTCGGCGGCGCAAAGCAATTCAAGGCAGTGGTGATGGACCCCGCCCTGGCCAGCTCGAAGCTGGAAATTATTTCCATCGTAGAAAAAGGGACGCGCAAATCTATTAAACGCCGCGCCCGCCAAAACGGAATTTCGACCCGCTAACCATGGACGCTCAATCACTCATCTACGACGTGCTCGCTACCGACCAGACCATCACGGAATTGGTGGGCGACCGCATCTACCCCGTCGTGGCCGATCAGAATTTGCGCCCGCCCTTCATGGTCATGCAGGAACTGGAGATAAACGAGATCGCCACCAAGGACGGCCCCATCCCCGACGGCTGGGGTTTCCAGATCGATCTGTACGCCGACAATTATAACGACATCCGATCCATGAAAAAGGCCGTCCGGTCTGCCCTCAACTGGAAAGTAGTGGGGCCACCGGGCGGACGGATCAGAACCAAGGTCGGTGACAACACCGACGCCCCTTTTCTCACCCCATCGAACCTATTTCAGTACGTGGTCGACTGCACCGCCCGCGTAAGCACCTAAAACCCTAAACATCATGCCACAAACGCAAGGCGTCATCAACGGTACCAATTTCCGGCTTTACCTCAACGGTTTAGTCATCGGCCGCGCCAACAGTTGTACGGTGGCCTACTCCAAGGAAATCCGCGAAACCGTCCACAAGGACAACACCGGCGGCTACAGCTCCGGCGAATCCGGCAAGAAAAGCTACACGCTCTCTTTCGAGGGCTTCATGAGCGAGAAAGGAGACCTGGGCACCGGCAACGTCAATGCTATGCAGCAAATCTTCGCGCTCTTCGATCAGGACGACGCTTTCGACTGGAAAGCCACGACCGACCAGGAAGGCGACAGCATCGTCTCCGGCCAGGTCATCATGTCCGACTTTTCCATGACCGCCGCGGTCGAGGAAAACGGCACCATCTCCGGATCCTGTACCGGCATCGGCGCGCCCGTCTTCGGCGTAGTGACCGTGTAACCAACCGCCCCGCCCCGACCACGTCGGGGCGGGGCTATACCAATTTTCAACTGATACGATTATGAGTTTTACTACACTACAGGGCACCATCAAATTCAACGGCGAGCAATACCCCGTCCGCCTGGACTTCGGTGCTATTCGCCGCTCCCTTCCGCTGTTCGGTCTGAAGAATCTTTCGGAATTCGACACGATGATGCAGATGCTGAGCAAGAACGAATTCCCGGCCGATGCCGTCGAGCCCTTCATCCGTAACGTGATCGGCGCGGGCCTGAGCTGGGAAAAGGACGAGCGACCCACGCCGAAGATTGAGGACGTCGAACGGGCCATCAACGAATACATGGGGCTGTTCACGGACGTGGTGATGGCGCTCGTGCCGGATGCCGGGAAAGCACCGGAAGAGAGCAAGGAAAAAAAAGCCAAGGCGAAGGCACCCGCCAAAAAATCGACTACCAAGGCGTAGCGCTCGGGGTGCTGAGCCTGTCCCTCACCGATTTCTACGCCCTGACCCCCTGGGAGTTCATCGAGGCCTACGAAGCCAGGCGGACGTACGATCAGGATCGCTGGCAGCAAACGCGCTACATCATGTGGGCGGCGATGCGGCCCCACTACAAAAAGTTGGACGTGACGGACGTGCTGTCCCTCTCCGTTGACAAAGCAGCCGCGAAACCGCCACCCGAAACCGAAGAACAACGCCAACAACGCCTCAAAGTAGCCGCCAAACTAGACGCACAGGCGGCGCTAGAATACGCTAACCGCAACCAACCTCAACCGTAAACCATGGCAGCCGCCGACCTAAATATTCGATTGGGTGTCAACCTGAAGGGGTTGGCCGCCGGCCTCGACAAGGGGTTGGGCAAGCTCAAGCGGTTCGGCTTCAAAGCCGAATCCATCGGTAGTAGCCTGACCGCCCGCGTCAGTCTGCCGTTGGTGGCGCTGGGCGTTACGGCCGTCAAGACGTTTGCGGATTTCGACCGGCTGGAAAAGGGCCTGGGCGCGCTCGCCGGATCGGCGAAAGGCGGGCAGGAAGCCTTCCAACGCCTCAACCGAATCGTGCTCGATACGCGCACGACCTTGGACCTGAAAACCGCCGCCCTCGGTGAGCAGCGGTTGGTGGGGGCGGGCCTGGCGGCGGCGGAAGCCGAGCGGACGATCAAGCAGCTTGGTATTGCGGCTACGGTGTCGGGTTCTTCCATCGACGACGTCGGTGGGGTCTTAAGGCAGTTCACGCAGATTATCGGTAAGGGGAAGATCGAGCAGGAAGACTTGAATACCATCTTGGACCGGATGCCGGCTCTCGGTGCGCTCATCAAGCAGGAGTTTGGCGCGTCCACCGCTGAGGGGATTCGGGCGACGGGTATTTCGATGACGGACTTTACCAGCCGCCTTACCACGGCCATCGAATCCAACAAGAATTTCCAAGGGGTGCAGGGTGGCCTGGCCAAGTCGTTCGAGAGCTTTGGTAACGCGGTGCAGGTGGGCATCCGTCCGCTCGGTGAGGCGATTGCTAAGGCGTTGAACTTGGAGGTCAATTTGGGGAAGTTGGCGGATGTGATTACTAAGGTTAGTATGGGTTTTACCGGATTAAATCCAGGCACACAGAAATTCATTATCTATGCGGCCGGTGCGGCCGCTGCTGTCGGGCCGCTGTCGTTTGGCTTGGGTGCGGCAGCCAAGTCCTTACCACTGTTAGTTACGGGGTTCAAGCTTTTGGGCGGGCCACTTGCGTCTGTAGCGGGTAGTATGTTGGCATTCGGTAAATACTCTAAGCTTAGTTTGGCTTTGTTTTTCAAGGGCGATTTAATCTATAAGGCTGTTTCTGTTGGCGGTGCTTTGGACAAAGCTATGCTAGGCTTGAAATACGCATTCGTGGCTTTAACTAGTCCGATTGGGTTGGCAGTGCTCGCAATTGGTGCCATTGCTGTCGGTTTCAAAGTTGCTTATGACCGCAGTGCGTTCTTCCGGGGACAAGTAGCCAAGCTTGGTGAGATGTTCGTGCGCCTTGGTGACAATTTGGGTAAGCTAATCACTAAAGTATTTCCCGATTTATCCAAAATATTCTCAAAGGCTGGTAGCGTATTCGATGGTGTTATGGCGAGTCTCGCGAGCGGTGTGTCTTTCATCGTGTCTTTGTTTACTAGCTTGGTCGAGCACGTCACGCTAGTGGTAGGGGCAATGACGGATGTCTTGAATGGCGATTTTGGAAAGGCGGGTGAAAAATTAGGACAAAGTTTATTTAACCCGGCCAACTTTCTGAAACCAGCTAAGGACGCTGCTGAAGCCGCTCGTAAAACATTCAATCAATCGCTCGATGCGCCGGGCTCGACGATTAGTTCTCCTGCGGACATACTGGGTGGCGGCGGGGGCGCCAGTGGTGGTTCGTCGGGCGGCGACCCATCGCGGAACGTCCTACCCGCCGCGCAGTCACTCGACGCCAAGCAGTACGAAATCCCCAAAGAAGCGCGCGAATCGCTGGGAGAATACTTCACGCTGGCTAACTCCGCGCGGTTGGAGTCCGAACTACTGACGCGGGCGCTTTCCGGCCTGGCCATCGTTCCGGTGATCGATACGGACCCCTACGAGCGCACCAAGCAGGTCATGGCCGAGCTGCGCACCGAGATCACCGACAACCTGAACGCCGGGCTGGCGGAGTCGGAAGAAAAAGTAAGGTTCTTCGGCGAGGGCTTCAACGGCATGGCGGAGAACATCGAACTGACCAAAGCAGCCCTGCAAACGCTTTACGAGGAAGGGTTCCTACCCACCGACGAGATCGTTATCGGACTCACCGAAAGGTTGGACGGGTTCATTTCCAAGAACACGGAATTAGCCGAATCACTGGCACAGGTTGCCGCCACCATGCAAATGCTTAAAGAAGCTTCCGGCACGGCGTTCGATAGCGTGACGCAGGCCATGAACAAAGGGCAGAGCGCGGTTAAGGCGTTCAGCGCCGCGGTGGTTTCCGCCGTGCGCGACGCGATCGCCGCCGAGATCAAACTAGCCGTCGTCACGCAGGTGAGTAAGGCGCTAACCAAGGTACCCTTCCCCTTCAATGTGGGTATTGCCGCCGCCGCCGGTGCCGGTGCGTCCGCGCTGTTCAATTCCGCCATCAACGCCATCGGTATTCCCGCCCTGGCGAAGGGTGGGGTAACCACCGGCCCCCAGCTCGCCCTGATCGGTGAGGCCGGCCCCGAGGCCGTCGTCCCGCTCGATCGGTTGGAACAAATGATCAACATGGGCGGCGGGGCTAGTGCCGTGCGCGTCTTCGGTGAATTCGTCCAGCGTGGCGAAGACCTTATTGCAGTCATCCGCCAGGCCGAACCCGGCTACGCACAATCTTACGGGTAATGGGCGCGCTAATCAAAGGCGGGTTCTTCCACGACGACGTGGGCTACGACGTGTTTCTCGATCGGGGCGGGCCGGGTGACACGTTCATCAAAACACCGATCACGTCCGTACGCCTGGACTACAAGCTCGATAAGAAGTCGCTCACCTCCAACATCTTCGCTTCCAAGTTGACGGTGTCGTGGATGGTGGACAAGGGCAACTACCGCGAAGAGCAACTACTGAGGACTCAGTCGAACCCCGAAGGCACCTACATCCTGCGCGTGCTCCGCGAAGGGGAACTGTGGTGGATGGGCTACGTGCTGCCCGGGCAGTCGACCCGCCCGCTTTGGGAGGAAAAGTATGAAATCACCATCGCGGCCACCGACGGTATCGGACGGCTTAAGGGGGTGGACTACCTGGGTGGTGGCGTGGAACCGCTAAAGGACCACCTGCTGCGCTGCCTCACCGACATTCCGCTACCGGCCGGCTACTACGGGCCGGACGACGTGTTCATGAGCTTCAATAGCTTACTCGTGCCGGACGGGGTGACGCCCAGCGACCAATTCAACCTGAGCGGTGAACTGAAGCTAAACAGTAAGGCGCTGCGCAGCGTCGACGATCGGGGGAGGGTAGAGAACTCCAGCGCTTACGATGCGCTGGTGCAGTTCCTGCGCGTGACCGGTGCCCGGGTGGTGCAGGCGAATGGGCGGTGGTGGGTTACGGAGAACTCGGGTTACGCGACCAACGTGCGGACGCTCTACCACCATTACGCGATCGACGGTACTTACCTGGGGGTGTCGAATCAGGGCGGCTTACTTGCTATCAGTAAGATACTGGACACCGATGACGCAACGGTATCGGCGGGGGCGCAGGTGCGTTCGCAATCCCCCGTTCGACGTGCGGAGGTGACTTACACGCACTTTACGCTGGCCGACATTGCGCAGGAAGAATTGAACGTGGATCGTAACGTAGCCAGGATCGAGGGTTTTGGCGGCGGGGGCACGCTGCACATCCGCGCCCGCGTGAACATGAAAAATAATGTTCGCGGACTGAGTACGGCGGCGTTGGACCGGATTGTCAATACTACCGTCATCGTCGAGGTTGAGGGCCAATTCAATTGGTACTTGCACCGCGACGCTACGCCTAATGCGGGCGGGGTAAGTCTGGGGGCGGCAGAGTGGCGGCAGGAAACTGGGTCGTACCAATCAGTAGTATCGAACCCCCCGCCCAGTCTGACCATTCAGGCCAGCGGACGCATCAACTTCTACACGCCCCCGGTGCCAGACGGCGGGACGCTGGTGGTTTCCTTTGGCTCGGGGTCGACTTACCAGGCGGGGCAGCAAAGCAACGTGAGCACCAACGTTTCCTTCACGGACCTACGTATCGCGGACATTCCGGCGGGTAACGCTGATCGGGAAACCAACGCTATCGTGTACGCGGAGAGCAACCAGGCCTACGACCTGAACTCCGGCGAGGAAGATTTCGAGGTAAACTTCGGTGACGGACCTGGTGAAAACACCTTCGGCACCCTAAAAATCTTACAGGGCCGCCTGACCAAGAAAACGAGCGGGTGGCGCGCCTACTGGACGACGGACGGGGGCGAATCCTTTTCCCACGGAGCGGTGCTCGCCAAGATGATCATGGGCCTGCGCAGCCAGACCAACGAAGAGATCACCGGCACGATCTTCACCGGTAAGTATTCGGCTAACCAACTGGTGCTGACCGTGCAGGGTGACCCCCGCGACGTGCGCAACATCCGCAAGTACGTGCCGGTGGACCTGTCCCACAACCTGTTGACCGGTGCCGTGCGTGGGTCGTGGGTAGAAGTATCGTTCGCCTGGAACCCGAACCCGGGCAATACCAGCGAAATCGTCCTGCCTCCCCACAAAACGAACGGGGAGGGGCCGAAGTCGGCACCACCTGAATCTAAGGATTTCGCACCGCCTAAAGGCGGGGGTGACGCTGGGGGTAATGACGGGGGTGGCGGGCAATCTTCGTCTAGCTCCGGGCTTCCCTTCAACCCGGCGATTAATGCCTGGGACGCTAGTGGGGCTCCCTTGTCCCGGCTGGGTGACCCCGTTGACCCGGCGGACGCCGTTACGCTGAGGTACTTGCAGCAGTCGGGGGGTGGCGGCGGTAGTGACGGTTGGGACTCCACTAAGCCGATCCTACGCATGCCAAAGGTTGGCGACATCGTTACCGGCTTTGCGTGGTTCTACTTCACGCCGCCCACCGTGCGCCTCACAAAATCTCCCTCGACTACGCTCTACGAATGGGGGACGGTAAACACCCTCAGCATCAACGTTTCCACCAACAACCCCGGCGCGGCTACGCTTGGTGCCGGGCGGCTGGAGGCTAACGGTTCGGAGGTGTTTAGCTGGCAAAATAATGCTAGCCCTACCTACGCTTTTCAGTTTGAGCCAGGCCAGGGCGGCGGTGCTAACGGGGCGGCGGATTACAGTTTCCGCGCGCGGCTGGATTACTCGGAAGGTGACGAACCGACCGAAACGGTTAGCTCGAATTCGCAAAGTATACGCGGGGTGTACCCAGTCTTTGTGGGCGTGACTGATGCTATTCTGACCGCGGGCACCTCCGTCTACACGGCCCTCACCAAGGCTATCGTAAATCAGGGCGACTTGTCGCAAAAACTTACTGGGTCGGGTCACATCTACTACGCTTACCCCACCACCTGGGCGGCGAACAAATCGCTACAAATCATCGACGGTAACGGCTTCGACGTGACCGCCGGATTCGAGGTGACGACGGTGGCGGTGACGTCCGTCGACCTGCCGAACAATTGGACACAAAACTATAAGGTGTTTCGCCTGCGCAACACCACCACGATCAACAATACGACGTATGAATTTCGCTATTAGACTTACGGGGCTGGTCCTCGCCTTACTTTCCCTGGCACCCGCGACCGCGCAAATTGGCGTACAGCTCAACTTTGCGCCCGACATCGACAAGCCCCTCGATGACCGCCAGGCCATCGCTACGCTCGCCGATACGGCAACCTTGCGCACGTACGTGGGGCTGGTTACGCACGTGGCCGATGAAGACAAGAAGTATGAGTTTATCAGCGCCTTGCGGTGGGTTGAGGTCGTAGCGGGCCGCACCCTGACGGAGACGGAAGTGGACGCCATGGTCGCCAATAATGGCTACCGGACGACCGACGAAAACACGACCTACTCGATCTCAAAGCAGACCGATACCACCTACTTGTTCGCCGGGTCGGATGGCTACCGGTACACAATTATGCTACCCCGTGGTGGCAACCACCAGGGTGGCGGTGCGGATGGCTACTCCCCCCAGATCAGTATCGCCGAAGTAGTGACTGGTGCCCCTGGCACGCCGGCGGTATTCGAAGATTTGGACGGCGGGCCGGACGTATCCCTTCGCGTAGTCATTCCGGCAGGAGCAGACGGGCAGAAAGGCGACCCTGGCGTTGCTGGTCCCAAAGGGGACCGGGGTGAAGCTGGGGAGCCGGGAACGGGCAATGGCGGACCAGTGGAATGGGATGAAATACTAAATATTCCATTCACGGTGGGTGATGGTGGAATCAGTACCGATGGCGGAAAGTCTACTCTTCAGCTACCAACGCAAACGGAAAACTATACTGGGAAAACTTCTAATGATTCCTGGCTACGAATTGAGATTGAAAATTACCCCGGCAATTTCATCTCGTTTGAGATTGAAAAATTACAATTCCGAAGTGGTACTAATGATTTTCAGAGATACACAATCGCTGGAAATTACAGCGGAGTCGAATGGAGAGAGTTTACTGTCATTACTGAGGGTAGTGACAATGCAAAGGTGGAATATATTGCCACCTCCGAAAACAACCACCCTGTTGTTTATTTAAAGGACGGACGGATGCTGTTCTCTAGGTACCTTGTTAAAAATATAGGTCTAATCGCTCGTGCGGACAAAATTCTAAATTTTATTTGCTCGACGGTTGATTCCGCCCCCGGATTGGTTCGAAACGCAGCCCCATTCGCCGTGCCGATCAGCAAATTAACGTACGCGGGAAATCTTAGCGATTCGGATTGGTTGCGTGTTGATATTGGATCACCAGACGGCGCACCCATGACCATTGATGTGACCAACCTGTACAACATATCGTTCGGAAGTAGCGACCGCGTGACCATCACCGGTACGCCCCGCTCTTCTGGATGGAGAAACACCAGCGCGGTAGGAATCTATGAGGAATACCGAGGCCAAGAATATGCGATGGCGGTCGAGGGCGGCCGGGCGGTGATCTATTATCGATCTAACCTTGCTCAGTACGCCAGGGCTTACGTTAGTGAATTTCGGCACCCCATCAAGCCGCTTGCCTCCGTTGTTGATTTTGGCCTTTCTTGGGTAAGCGATCTTCCACCCGGGGTAAATGCGGCGGACGTGTCCCTACCCGCCGCCAACACCGACCCTCTGCGTGACGAACTGACCGACGACATTACCGCCGCCGAGCAACGCGCGAACGCGTACGCGGATGCACTACCTGGCTACGATGACGCGAACATAAGGGATAGTATCATTCTGGTTGAGCAACGCGCTAAGGATTATGCTGATGCCCTGCCGCAGTACGATGACGAAGATTTACGAGATAGTATCCTCTTGGCCGAGCAACGCGCCAACGCATACACTGACGCGAAGAACGACGGTAACGGTATTTTTTCAGGTGGTTCTAACACAGTTCCAACTGGAACTGATTTTGTCACAGAGGACGGGGGAGCGTTCTTACTGAATACTACATTTAGCGACGGATGGAGAGCCATTACTCAAGGGTTGAAACCACCGTCAGGTAATGACAAAATTGAGTTTGCGCAATACTTAAATTCAGCAGGGGGGGGTGAAGGCGTCGCAATTCAAGCCATAGATCAGTACGGAGAGATGGTAGTGAATACATCTTTCATGGGCTACAAAAGGCCTAGCATCGGCATCACGGGCTGGAGCTTTAGTTCCAGCACTGGAGGACTTACCTACCGACTACCTAATCGGGAGGGGTTCATGGATATGCCGTCCGACCTGCCTACTACTGACGGTTCCTCTTGGACGTCAAACATAGATGGCTCCGGGCAGTGGTCGGTTGGGGAAACTTCGGGCGCGGGAAATCAAGGCCCTCCGGGTCAAGATGGCGAGGATGGTAGCGATGCCCCGGCCGACGGTAACGGTATTTATTCCGGTTCGGGCGTGCTACCTGCTGCGATACAAATAACGTCTACCGGTGGGGGGCTGGCCTACGGGGATTTCGGGCTAGAGAAAATATTTTCGCTCGAATCGCCCGCGGGAGAATCGGCCATTAAAATGACTATGGACGTAGACCCGGATGACGCCAACAAGGTATCGGGCCAAATCGACGTCAGCTCATTTTCGGGCACTACTTTTATTCGTCCGAATGGAGTAGAAATCAGGACGCCGGACGGGAAAAGAGCTACGCTATCTCAGCGTGAAAGTGGGGAGATGTACGTTGGCAATGGCGGTGGGGTAAATGATGGCGTAGACCTGCTTTCCGACCGCCCGGCAAGCCCTTCGTATGCAGTCTACCAGCCGGACGGGACGGTGGGATACGTACAAAACGCCCCCTCTCCGCCAACTAGCGGGGGAGCCTCTTTTGTTGACCGGCTTACGAGTGATCTATTCGAATCAAGTGCAGACTGGACCACTGGACTATCCGTATCGGGGTTGCCTGTCGGTTTGTACAAGGCCACGTTTACAATACTTCATACTAGCGAGATGCAAGCTAGGATAAACGCCACGAATTATGATGATGCCAGCAGCCTAGTTATGGTTAATGAGCTGGCGGTTCAATTGGCTAATACATCATTCGGGCTGGATTACCGCGAAGGTCAAAGTGGGATTGCGCCCACATTTAAAATAATACCAACCATTTTTGAAATTACTGCGGACGGAGGATCAGTAGAATTTCAATTTAAGTCGGAAACGGGAGCCATCCTTCGAAACCGAAGTACGGTAGTCGTAAAGAAAATTAATTAAAATGAATCACTACCACCTTTTACCGGCTCAAAGATCTCTGCTAACCCACGCCCTTTCCTACGCGGGTAACCGTGAAGTGCGCGGCCCAAAAAGTAACGCGGCAATCCTTGATATAATTAATAAGGGCGGCTTTCCGAATTGGAAAGACGACAGCACCATCGCCTGGTGTTCGTGCTTCGTGAACGCGATGGCACTTTCCGTATGTATGGAAAATACCTTGGCAACCGAGCACCCGGGGCTAGCGCGGGGGTGGCTGAAGGTGGGCGTCGTAATCCCGCGCGAAGAATTACGGGTGGGCGACATCGTGGTTTTCGACCGGGGCGGATGGAAGGGGCACGTTGGGTTCTTTCTCGCCGACCACGGTACGCACATTACCGTTTTTGGTGGTAATCAAGGTAGCGCGATCACCGTATCAGATTATAAAATGCCTTTCCTGGGTGGCCGGCGGCTCCGGCGGACGGACGACGACGGGAATTTAATTAGCGATGCAATCGCATAAACCCGAAATAAAGCACCCTACGCATGAAAATCCCGCCAACTAAAATATTCCAATACCTCAGTGAGGTCGTCCCCATCCTGGGCCTGATCGCTGACTGGCTTCCTTCCTTCGAGCAGCGTATGGCCAACCGGAAGCTTCGTCATAAGCGCCGCCACGCGGATGGTAAAATTAGTCAGTCACGACTGGAGCTTGAACTGGAAGGGATTGAGGCTAAAAAAGTCGCCTACTACAAAACCCACCCTAAGCCATGAAGTACCTAGCCCTGCTCTTTACCTTCCTCCTCTGCACCTGCGTCCGCGCCCAGGAACAGCGTGATACGTGCGTGTGGGAGTTAGCACCACTGAAATGGGTGCGAGACACTAACAATTTGGATGGTGGCTACTGGCTAAGGTGGTGCCCTGAGCCTAAGCGGAAAGATAAGAGAGAAAAAGAAATTCCTGAAACATCACTTGTGTGGCAAAATATTCTCCGAAATGAGCATTAAAGAAACTGCGGGTCGCTACGGCCCATGGGCGGGCGCGTTGGTTGCCATCATTATAGCATTGATGCCAATACTGAATGGTACTTACAAAATATACCGCGAACAAAATTTCAAGGAAGCCCAGTACGAAGGGTCCATCCAAGGAGGGATTCTGCTTGATTTGCGGGATGATAACCGCGAAATGCGCCGCCTCATCATCGAACTCGAACGCAAGGTGCTCGATCTAGAATCCACGCTGCGAATGACCCGCCGCGCTGATCGAAATAACCCCTTGGCGTTGTGGGAACTCGACGAGGATGACCAGATGGAAACTTTTAATCCAGCTTTTAGCCGCCTGGCGCTACAGACGCAAGGCGTTAACCCCAGGGATGCTTACGACAAGACGTTTCGTGAGATGGGAATGCCAGAAGATGTAGTCGAACACGCCGAAGAAATAATTCGCCAAGTGCGTGAAGCCCGGGGCAAGCCGGTACAATCAGATAGTGGGTTCTCCATCGAAGACCGCGGGCGTAGGGGGAAGTGGAAAGTGTTTTGGCGATCCTTTTACGTGGGACTCATCGACGACGATGGACGTTACCGTGGGATGGATGGCACGGCTTACCCTTACCGCGAAGAAAAACTAGAAGAATAAGCGCCGCCGGGCGCGTTCCCGGCACCTACAACCCTTTTATCATGAGTACCGAAATTCAAGCGCACGGCGTAGAGAACGCCAAGCAATTTATCACCATCCTGGGAGGCCAGGTGTATTCCGCCGCGACGATCGACAAAAACGGCGACGGAGAAATCAGCACCGGCGAATGGACGGGCTTCGGATCCGGGTTCGCCATGGCCGTGTTCACCAGCTTTTCCATCGTCTCCGCTTCTTTACCCGAATTTGGCGACCTGAAGGGAAAGGAGTTCGACGAACTGACCGACCACGTGCTGGCCACCGACTTCTTGCCCGACGATAAGGAGCAAGCCGAAGTATTGGTGAAGTACGTCCTGCACGTCGCCAATACCAACCGCAAGTTCGCCATTGATCTAATCGGCCTGAGCCGGGGAGAGAAGATCGCGCTGCCCGTCGCTGCCTAGATGACCTAAGTAGTATCAGTTTTCGCCCGCCTCTGGATTCGTCCGGGGGCGGGTACTGGTAGTAAAAGACTTCACCTATGCTTCCCGGACAAATTACCATCGACCCCATTACCCGTGGCGACATCCTCGTTTCGGGGCTTTTCGAAATACTAATCGACGGGGAAGGGATGGATTTTTCGGAATACAGCCTCCGCTGTCAATTCAAACCGGCCGGGATGGGTTTTTCGCGGTACGCGGACTTGACGCTGGGGGACGGAATTATACCGCTTCCCTCGCGTGGGCCCGGGGTCTTTATCCTGATCACGCCAACTAACAACTGGAGGTCAGGAACGGCCGCTTTCGACTGGGAAGCCATGCACAAAGCAACTGGCATAACCCAGACATTCATCACAGGAACCATTGAACTTAACCCCGATATAACTACGTAAATCATGTCAGATATAACTATTGCTTACTCAAAGATTGAAGGCGGTATCCGGTTTTATGATGCGGCCGATTTGGTCGATTCTCCGCCCATCGTTGGCACGGCCGAAGACGGACGGTCGCCCGTAGTCACTATCGCCGAAGTCGTCACTGGAGCGCCTGGGAGCGACGCCCTCGTCGAGGACACCGACAGCGGACCGGACGTCGCGTTGCGATTCGTCATCCCCGCCGGGAATGACGGTGCTGACCCTGAACCCGCAACCGACGGCTATTCCCCGGCCGTGACGATCGCCGAAGTAATCACCGGTGCCCCGGGTAGCCAGGCTACCGTTGAAGACATCAGTGATGGGCCTGACGTCGCCCTGCGCATTATAATTCCAGCAGGTCAACCCGGCGCAAGTTCGGGTGCCGGGGGTGGCGAGCCCGCCGACCTGAGCTTCTACGACCCCGATGACGGTTCCATCACCGCAAAGCGCATCCGGCTCCCGGCATCCGACCCCCTACTGCACGGGGAAATCAACGTGCGCCCGGATCCCAATGGGCAGAACGGATCGGAGGCGCTGTACTTCGTCGGCGCAAAGGCGGGCGAACCGGTTTACTTCGGCGACCCGAACAAGGCGATGGGAGCGGTGAAGGGAGAAAACAGTGACGGCCTCACCGGATGGAAGAACGTTGAATCCGACCGGGTGCGCGTCGGTGGTGTGGGTAACTACATGACCTTTGGCGAATCGGGTAGCGTGGCCGTGTACCGATCCGGTAAGACCATTCACTTCACCAACTTCTCGTCGGGCCGCGCCACCATCAGCTTTAACGTGCGCGTGGACGGTAAGGGCGATATTTCGGTGCTCAGCCTGGACGAAACCGGTAACGCGATTTTCACCGGTAAGGTGTTGGCGGCTAACGTTCCCCAGCGCGTGGTGGTCGCCGACCTTGATGCTATGGCCGCCTACGATACCTCCGACAGCGAAAGCGACGTGATTTTCATGGTGGTCGACGCGGGCGGCACCCCGCACCAGCAGCACACCTACTGGCGTGAGCTCGACGCCATCTTCCCTAATTAATTACCCCTCCCATGGACAATACCTTCACGCTTAGCGAAGCTAAGAACGTCAGCGCGGGCGAATACGACGCGAACGGCCGGCTACTGCGCGAAATACTCGCCGCGGAGCCCTATCCGGCAGGTACACATCAATTCCCGACTGACGGGGTAGCCCCAGGCAATACCGTTCGGATAGAGGCTAGTAATATATATTTTGATTGGGTCGGAACGATCGGAAATACGTCGCACGCCTATTTCGGAAAAGGGGTGCATACGCAGCTCAACCCCTGGCGTGACGCGACCATCGTAAATGGAAACGCTTACTTTTGTTCTGGTGATTCGGAGGCGCACAGTTCGGTGGCCATGGCGGCCGTGTCTCGCCTGAATTATCGGATGAATATTTTTCCTTTTGGCGCACAGCAAGGCACGAATGCACTGTGGTCAGATGGGGTTACGCTTTACACCGGTGGGCGTTACAAGTACTTCGACGATAGCCCGTCATACGTCCAGGCCGTACCGGTCGACAAGGTCACCAGCTTCGATAACTTCCTACCGTTTCAGGGCGAGAGAATGACGTATTTGAATCGTAATTATGCGGCGTGTGATATTTACGACGCGACCATTAACGGTGTTGTGCCGGACATCACCGGCCTAGCAGGTCAGGTTCAAGGTAACTACCTTTACGTGGCGCGGGCGGACGCCAATAGCATCCACGTGCTTCACAAGATTACGGGCGAGATACTACACGAAATTACCGCGCCCGCGCCCGGAAAATTGGCGATGCGCTCCGATACCGAACTCTGGGGCATATTTGGCACCGTGCTAAAGTCGGCGACCGTCAACGCGGACGGTAGCCTCTCCGCTTTCGTCGATAGCCCCCTCGCGTTCGAACGCCCCATGGCGATCGACGTGGGGCCGGATTACCTAGCCGTCGTGGACGCAAGACGCGCAGGCCACCAAGTGTTTACCTACGACGAGAACGGGGCGGAAGGGGCACCATTGGGTCGGGCGGAATCCTACATTGATGACGCGACCGTCTACGATAACAAGATGGGCTTTTACGACAACAGCAGTCGGGGGGCCGGTGGCACCTACGTCGTCCGCGACGAGCAAGGGCGGTACCACGTGGGCGACGTGTTGAACCGCCGGTACCTGGTGTTCGATGCCGCAGGTGCCGTGGTGGATTCGCTGTACTGGCTGAATGCTTCGTACTCAACGGAAATTGATCTTGCCGACCCGACGCGTGTGTTTTCGAATCATAAGGAATACAAGGTTGATTGGACGAAGGAACCAACGCCAAGTAACGACACCGGTTTTTGGCGATTGACGAGAAATTACGGTCTCCAGATTCCGGCGGCGTATTACAATGATGGGTTAGGCCCGGTTGCCACCTTCCCGAATGGTCGGACCTACTGTATCGGTAGCCCGATCAGCGACGCGGATAATGGCGTGCTGATGGAATTGGACCCCGTGTTGGGCCCCATCGTTACCGACGTGCAGATTAACAAGGGATGGAGTGCAACCGGGGTTTTCCCCGACGGTCAGATCCGGTATAAGAAGACGGAGACGGAGAACGGGGTGACCATGCAGTACCTCCGCTACAAGGAAGTGACCGGTTACGCTGGACCGCGCAACGCGCCGGTGTATGGCGATGAAATCACCTTTGCGGCCGTCAATCGCGATGTGTTCGATATGTCGAACGTACGCAACACGACCGGTCACAAAACAGCTTCTGGGGAATGGGTAACTTTTAGAACGGACAAAGGGTCGGTGGAGAATCCCACAACCGGCTCAGTAGACGACTACGACCATTACCACCTGGCCAGCTTCCGTGAGGGCGATCCGGTACCGGTATTTCAAGCCTCGTTAGGATACGTATCCAGTTTTGAGGAGGAAATGCCGGCAAAGGGGCGTTTTGAGGTTGGTGCGCCCGGGATTAGCAGTGCGTCGCGGCGGGGCACGTTCCAGAATAATAATCCGGCCGCGTTCAATGGCGTGGCCGACCGTTTCGTGGGCAAAAGTGCGCAAGGCGAGTTCTGGCGCGCTAGCTTCCAGGTGAATATCCGCTATGCCTTTTCGGATCGGGGGTTGTTCGTCACACAAACCGGGGTGACGGCGCGGCAATTCCCGGAACGGCGGTTCGACCCTAAGCCGAAAATGCTTTCGGGTAATGGCTATTCGGGGGCGTTTTTCGAAGTACCTGATAGCGACGAACCTGCCTGGGTGCATTGCGACGAGGGGCATAAAGGGGCTGTGCTCGTTTGGCGCTTGCGAAATACGGATAGCTTTGAGGACTTTGAATTTGTTGTTGTTTAGTAAAGCCCCGCGTCTCTTTTGAGGGCGGGGCTTGTTGCGTGATATGGGGAGATATCGTGGAACAATTCATGTGGCATATTACGAATGCGGTGTTCCAATTATTGGGCGAGATGCCTAAATTAAATCCCTCCGAGTACATTCAGCCAAAATCGCAGTACGCTCCTTCCGAGAGAGTTTGCAGATTTTGGCATCAATCTGTTTCTTGAGGGAGAGCAGCCCCGAGTTTGAATAATCGCCAAACGGTATAGGGTCGTGTTCGGAAAAATCATATTTGTGCCGTGACCGAAAATCAACTACCACTGGCTCCCGTTGTGCCATCGCAGCAGCCATCAAGGCGCTCTTTCCAGCCCCTTGGCCGCCCGCGACAAATACAGACGTGACGCATCCAGTGACCTTATTAAGATGACTGGCGACTGATTTCCCAATAGTCGTTTGAATCTCGTCCGCAGCCTCAGTTCCGAGGTATTGGAGGTGACCCCACCCGCGCACGTCCATTACATGCTTACTGTTGGCGTCGATTATCCAGGTACCATGAATGTCATAGCTGAATGGTGGGGTAAATCCCTTACGAATTATAGTCGCCACCTCGCCCAATAAAGCAGAATCGTCAAGCACCTGATCGGGTTTTTTGGTGGTTTGTGTTTCGGAATCCATAGTTAAATTATTGATAGTTTTTAGTTTAAAAATGCGCCTGCGCTTGCTGCTTCCGCATTGGGCGCTATCAAATTGGTTCAACAATTATCTTAAAGTTGCCCGCTTCGGCTATTTGCTCTAATTGATCCACTCGGGTTTTAAGCCCATTGAGGTAGCGAGTTCCATCCTGAATCCGACGGCCAACGGCCCGGCTACAATTGGCCGGGCCTATGGTGTCGAGCATGTCGGTCAGGGTGGTTACTTTCCCGTGTTAATCATGCTTAAGATTGTATCACTTAAACGTCCATCCTTCATTTCACCATTCAAATATCTCCACTCGTCGTCAGAAAAGTGAGACTTTACGCTCCCTTCTATTTGGTTTGGATAATGAACCTTGGCTTGATGCAGCTCGCCAAACTTCTTCTTGAGATTCAGATCGTCCCATCCTTGAAAATGGCTAGCAAATGTATAGTCTTCGTCGGCCATTGATAAAGTGTAATCAGCGCCTGTAACGTGTAGGGTCTCACCCTCCTTAGTGTAGCCTTCACGATATGGGCGCGTTACATAGGAAATAGCCGATGCGCGGCCATGGAGCGACTGAGCAGAGTCTAAAAGGTAGTTTTTGTCGCCGCCAAAGCCCTCGTTGAAGGGATTAGCGCCAATCTGAAAATATCCGGGAGAAGTAATGATGCAGTAAATCACAGTTTTTCAATTTGAGCGCGAGACCATTCCCGCGCCGCTTGTGCAAATATAACGCACTTTTGCGTAAGTTGTTCTACTTTAGGTTAATCATTTACGCTTTAGTGCGTAATAATTTAAAGACAGCAGCCCAACATTGTAGCAACGCCAACGCTATCGCGCTGCGTCGCTACCTGTCATTGGGTCGAAACAAACGATTTAATCAAGTTTTATCAAAACTTGGCAATTGCTCGGAAATAGTTACCAGCGAACTAATCAGCGTATCTAAGTTTCGCTTTGAAACCACGAACCGGGATTCTATCAACTTTCTGTTCCTAATAATTTGACCGTCATTAGTCAGGGCATAATCTGGAGCGTCGAAAAGAAGCACGAGTTCCACGATTAATTCTTTGCTTTTGTCTTTACCTTCTGCCCAGTATTCGTTGGCAGTTACTCCTGCAAAATGATTCATAATTATTATTTTAAAATTTATTTAGATATTAAACAAAGAGAAGCACCCTCAACCACCACCGCCGTATCGAAAGGCTGGCGGCACCCCAGCTTCATCATTGGCCCAAATACGTTCATGAACGTCCAAAGGGGGAAGTGGCTGTACCCATTCTCGTCGGCTAGTTCTTTGTAGTAGTATGGTATTCGTCGCTCCCGGTTGGTGTAGCCGATGCGTGAATTGTATTCTTTGGCGAGCTGCGCGTAGCCGGATCGTTGAGCTGCACGAAAACGCTAGCGTTGGCGCTTAACCTAAATCTACCGGCTAGTTTAGGAATTCGGTAGCCGGGCGGCGGGACGGTTGATACGCCCTCCTTACGCAAGCCCTCCAGCACCAGCATGATGATGTCATCCATTTCACCGTGCAGCAGCGACAGGTCATGTTGGTTGGCGAAGTGGTCGAATAATGGTTGTTGATCGAGCATGCTAATTAATTATCTAGTTCGGTTTGTGATGTATGACCCATATCGGTATGACGAGCACGTACCATCTTATCAATCTTTTCGGAACCGGCCATTAAGTTGAGTGACATCGTGCCACTGACTTGGCTTAGCCCCGCCATCATATTAGAGGTGTCAGCAATCATCTGTTTTTTGAGTGCTGGAGATAATGGGAGGCCCTTAGTCTTAAATCTCAGCATACCGCCCTCGATCTTTGCGCAAGAATAACTGGGGTTAACTTTCAACACGTACTCGGAATAGCCAGGCGTGTGAATTATTACCGCCCCGGCGATGTCGTACCGTTCGAGGATGCCCTTAATTTCTTGGGCTGCTTTTTTTAATTTGGGTGAGAATTGCATATTAATTGTTTTCGATACTGGCCTGAAGGGAATGTGCTTTCGGGGTGGCGGTGTTGCCGCCGTAGGTGACGCCGACGTTGTAGCGGATGCCCCACAGCTTCGCGAAGCCGGCAATGGGGACTACCCCGAGCTTGGCGGGGCGCTGGCCGGGGCGGTCAAAGAAGTAGTGAGCGCCGTCCTTACCGTAGTTGACCGGAATTTTGACGGTTTCTCCAGCCCGGAAGGTACCGATGCCGTCCGTGGTCGTGAAGCCGGTGTCTGAGTGGTTGAGATAACCGCAAACCTCGAAGGTGCCCCGCTCTAAGCCGCTACGGAATCCCACCAGAACCGCGTCTTGGTTAGGGCGCGGAGAGAAAAGGCGAAAGAAGGTGTGGCCACCCAACTTGTTCCAGTCTTTGTGGTTCGTTTTGCCGTCCGGATCCCGGGGGATGGTGGCGGGGTCGATCCACGCGGACGCGGTGAATTTGGCGGTGATGACGAAGCCACCCTTACGGGAAAAGCTGATGCGGAAATTTCGTTGGTGTTTAGGCCGGTAGTTTTTACTACCGGCCTTGATGAAACGCGCAATCATTTGCCAGCTCTTTGGGAGGTGCCGAGGTGGTACCCGCTGGTGCCGATGATGACGGCACCGAGGACGACGAATAGCCAGTGGGCTTTGACGGTGTAATCGAGATTAATCTTAGGCATAAGGAAAAGGGATTGTGGCGCGGTACGCCGGGTTAATTTTGTGGGGTTAATTGTTGAATACGAAGTAGGCCAGTAGTTTCCAGAGGCCCCACAAGCCCAGTGGAATCAACAGGCACGCCAGGGCAAAGCCGCCCGCAAGTGCAATGATCAATTTCTTGTAGAAGTCTAGTGGGTTGTACGGCATTGGTTGGTTCGTTTTCGGGGTGAAGGCAAACTAAAGCGACGAGACAGGCCAGGAAATACAGGGGTGCTTCGTTCATGCCTTAATTTATTTGATTAGGTTAAAATACGCAATCTTCGATCATGAGAGGTTTAATTGAGTAGGTTGTTTAATTGGTGAAATGTTATTGTTTACCCAGCGAAGTAGATTTCGCACGGACGGTCGAACATGCTGCACCCGTCGTCAGAATACTGGTGCTCCTGTACTCGTCCTGATTCCGGCGTCTTAGGACATTTTACGGCATAGTAGATTTGGCAGCCCGCTACGATCAGGTGGTCATGATGGGTGCCAACTTTCACAAACCAGTTACTGCTGTTGCGATTAGTTTTAATATTTAAGACGGTGTCAGCTATAATCTCGACCGGCCCGTAGACTGCTTTGTATTTCTTACCGTCCGGAGCGTAAAACCAGTTATTCGTGGTGATTAAATAATTGCCTTGCATGGTAGTTTGATTTATTGATTTCAAAAGGGCGGCACCGCAACACACAGCGCCGCCGGAAAATCACGCTTAAATACACTGGTTCCTAACCTCAAACCGGCCGCAAAAAGTAAGCCCCCGTCCGGCCCTCGCGCTTATCGATCGCCCACCCCATCTCCGCCAGGGCGCGGGATTCGCAAGCCATGCCGTCGAGTAGGTCGGCGCGGCGGTTGAGGACGATCTCGGTTTCCTTGCGCGTGGGGTTCATGTAGCTGTTGTAGCTGGACATCATCGACTTCCAACCGTTGAGCCGCGTGACGGCATCGGGCGGCGGGATGGCCTCGGTGATCGGTGTAGCTACGGTTTGCGGGGCGTTCGTAGCTACAAGTGGGTTGGGTGCCGGTGTAGCTACGATGTTGCTTGTTACGCCGTAGCTACCCGTAGCTACGCTGGTTACGGGCGTGGACGCGGGTGCCGGGGTGAGGGGTGTACCCTGCGGCGATGGGGTAGGGGAGCGGCGGAAAAAGAAGCCCGCACTACCCGCCGGAATGGGCGCCGGCTGGGGTGGGGTGCCCTGAGCGGCGACGATCTGAAACCCTGCAGACGCCGGTGGGGTAGCGGTCATGCCGGTGGTGCCGATCGTGCCGTTACCATCGATGTCGAGGCCCAGCCACTCTTCGAGCTGGGAAAGGAAGCTTTCCCACTGGGCATCGCGCCACTGAGCGATGAGGCTGTAGACGTTGCGCTTGGCGGCGGGCTCTTCCCAACCGGCTGCCTTGAGGCGTAGGTAGCGGATGCGGAGTCCGAGCAAGCCAAGCAGGGCGGCCACGACGTCGAGAAGGATGATGAAGTTGGTGCGGCTGGCCAGGGTAGCGTCGTAGCTGCCGACCTGGTGCCTAGCTAGTGAGAGGATGGCCGTGGCCGTGCTGTCGCTCGCCAAAGAACCCTGCACCCGCGCCAGCGCCCCCTTTGCCTCCGTCAGGTCGGCCGTGGCCGCCGCCAGTAGCTTGGTTTGCTCCGTGCGGGCCGCGTCGATGCGCTTGGCGTAGGCCAGATTAGTGGCGTACCACTTGCCGCGGGGCGGGGGAGAGAAGTAGCCGGGGTTGCGGGCGTACATGGACCGCTGATCGGGGTTGCCGCTGGCGACCGCCGCCGCCACCAACCGCTTACCGGACCGGGTCGCGCTGCTGACGTCGCCGGAGTGGCGCGACTGCACGTAGCGAAAGCTCGCCAACGCCTCGGTTTCGCGGATCGCCTGGCGCTCGGAGTGGTCGGTGATGTGGGTGGTGTAGCCGTCGTAGTCGGGCGGCGGGGTGCTGAGGTAGGAGATTTCGCTACCGGCCCAGATGCTGGAGGTGAGCGTGAGGGCAAACCGGATCCAGAGGACGGCCCCGCGCTTGCGGAGGTAACGGCGGGCGGACTGCTTATCGGCGATGCGCAGGTCGGCGTTGCGGAGTTGGTCCTTAGTCTTCCAGTGGTCGAGCAGGTCGCCGTCGAGCCGGTGGTCGATGATGACGTAGAGCCCGATGATGGTAAAGGCGAGCCCGGTGATGAACGCCCAGTCGGGGAGGAAACCGCTGACGGCCTCGCGGTAGCTTGAGTAAGTGAGGGCGGCCGTGGTGGTGGCGAGGAAGAGGAAACAGGCCTTGGTGAGGACCTGGTAGCCGGCGTCGGAACCGGCGGTGAGGTTGAGGAACGGACGTTCCTTGTTCTGGTGGATCATTGTTTAATTCGCTTTCGTTATAGAATGTCACAAATCTAGCGGACGAACGAGCGGATTAAATAGACCTAAGTTTTAGGGAAAGTTTGGTTTTGTTTTAAAAGGTGGGGGGTTGGGGTAGTCCAATACGTCACATGGCTTTTACCATGTTGCTGGCTTGCTTGAAGAGTTTGGCTAGCTCAGGTAGATCATTAATCTGCAAATGACACATAACATCTTTTCGAACTGGTCTGACCGCGATAAGCTTGAAAGTCCACTTACCGGTGTTTTCAGATGAAAATAATGATAGCTTAACTCTGTTACCTAAACTCCCTAAGATGTCAGTGTGCTCTTCATAGTTCCTGGGTGCATCAGTGTTCCCGAGCACGTAGTAATGCGATAGTCTACTGACTAAGTAATCAACATCATCAGGGGATAGGGCGATAATCTCGGAGTTGTTTGACCCGGCTGCGAGAAAGTCGGTAATTATTAGGCGGACACGGGCAACCGACTTATTGGATGATTCCTCGGTGATTCGAATGATTGATACACTCACACCCTTTATAGTCTTGAGGGTTTGAATTTGTTTCTTGTACGGATACGCCACCCCATAAATCGAATCTATCACTACTTGGGGGCGATCCTGTCCGAAACAGGCGTTGGCGACCATCAAACCTATAACCATCATCACTACTTTCATATTAAACAAAGTTTGGTATTTTAAAACAAATTGTTGTTCTTTGGGCAACGGTACACCCCTATTAGCATACTCACTCCAACATGAATTCTTCAAATCCCACCGGCATTAGCGCCGGTAACGCCGATCTACTATTGCAGATCGCCACATTAAACGACGACACTGATCACGACGAAGAAGAAGACTTTCTCTGATTATCGGTCAAGTAACTTAGTGATTGTGGATTGGTGGTCTGTGATAATGTCGTGCAATCTTTGATTCTCTGATTCGAGGTAAGAAATTCGTTTGTCTTTACTCGCCATAGCCTTACGTATTTCTTCTAGCATGCTACCCGCCAATGCGTCCGCTTGCTCCTGATTCAAGGCCTCGACATCGGATAACTTTTTAGGGTTGGGATTTATGTCCAACTCTCTCGCTCTCCCACGTAGTGCCGGAAACGCAATTACAACCTTTTTGAAGTCCTCAATTGTCGCCTGCGTACGGTCGTATCTGATATTAGAAAGTCTGGTTACGCCTATTCCAGATTGATTGCCAGCATCGGAGTACTTAACACCGTGTTTTTTTTTCAAAAAGTGAAGCCACTCCTTAAAGTCCTCATTGTCAGGATGTTTCATTGTATTTATGTATAGGTTTTTACGTGTATCATACGTGTATTTACACTAAATACTTGCATAATACTTGTACTGTGCTCATATTTGCACTAGAACAAGTGCAAAACCTGTGCGAATATGGAAGATAAACTACAAACGGCCAAACTGGTAGTGAAAACGCTGCTGGCGGAGATGAAGGCCTACGAGATCAGTTTTGAAATGGTGTCGTGTCAGACGATCAACCTGGGGCTGAACCGGGGCAGGGGCTACAAACTTCAAGCCATCAAAAACATGATGTGTGGGCGTAAGCCACTGCAGGCGGATGTGTTGGAGGCGATGGTGACGATGGTGGAAGATGCGTTGGAGGAAAAAGAGCGAATAGCGGCCGGTGATCTGTCCTCGATGGACTACCGCCTGCAAGTATGTAAGAACCGTCGTAGTGAAATCGAGCAAATGACGGCCGCATGA